AGCCAATACTGTTTACACAGCATGAAGTTATTTGGAATCAAATATCAATTCACTAATTAACAACTAACGTAAATAAAAGACTATGGCTACTCCTTCAACTCGTGCAGAATTTAAAACATACTGTCTAAGAAAACTTGGTTTTCCTGTTATAGAAATTAACGTGGACGATGACCAAGTGGAAGACCGTATTGATGATGCTCTATCGTACTTTCAAGACTATCATTTTGATGGTACAGAGAAGATGTATATGAAGCACCAATTAACGGCCGCAGATATTAATCGCCGATGGATTTATTGTCCAGATGCGGTAACATTTGTGACAGGTGTATTTCCATTTAACAACTCTAACGCATCAATCAATATGTTTGACTTGCGTTATCAATTGCGTTTGCATGACCTGTATGACTTCACATCAGTTTCTTATGTGTCATACGAAATCACCATGCAGCACCTAAGAACACTTGAAATGTTGTTCTCAGGCACACCACAGTTTAGATTTAATCGTAAACAGAACAAAGTATTCATTGACATGGATTGGACAAGAGATGTTCGTCCCGGTGATTATGTTATCATTGAATGCTACAGATCATTGAATCCATCAACAGTTACTTTAACTGGTACTGTATCATATACAGCTGGAAGCAATGTTGTAACTGGTTATGGTACAACATACGATCAACAATTTTTAGAAAATGATTTTATCACATTCAATGGTGTTGATAGTTTTCAAGTAGATAAAATTGATTCGCCAACATCTTTAAGAATTCGTGGCCCAATGGTCAACACAGCAGCCAATGTCTCTGCAACAATCTCTGGTAATCCAGATGTTTGGGGTGATAGGTTCTTAAAGAAGTATGCTTATGCATTAATCAAAATGCAATGGGGTAATAACCTTAAAAAGTTTGCTGGTGTACAATTGCCAGGTGGTGTGACTTTAAATGGTAAAGAAATTTATGATGAGGCTGTTGAAGAAATTAATAAGTTAGAAGAAGAAATGCAAGTCATTAATGTGTTGCCAAATGAAATACTGGTAGGTTAAATTTCGTGGCAACAAACTTCTATTTTAATAATTTTCCAGTAAATCAAGTCACCAGTGAGCAATTACTGGTGGAAGACCTTGTAATCGAGTCTCTCGGCATTAATGGTATGGATGTTTATTATATGCCAAGAACATCCGGAGATGAGGTCGATTTATTGTATGGTGAAGATACATTAAAACAATACACTTCAGCTTACCCAATTGAAATGTATTTGGAAAATGTAACAGGAATGGAAGGTGAGGGTGATTTTATGTCCAAATTTGGACTTGAAATTAGAGATGAAGTATCTCTACTTGTTTCTCGCCGTAGGTTTACCTCAACAGTAAATCAAAGACGCCCATTTGAGGGTGATTTGATTTATATTCCATTACTTCAAAACTTTTTTGAAATTACATTTGTTGAACACGAAAATAACCAAGCTATGTTTTATACATTGGGTCGTGGCCGTGGTGGTAATGTTTATGTTTATGCATTGAAGATGAAACAGTTTGTATTCTCTAATGAATTGATTCTCACTGGTAATGCAGAAATTGATGGACAAATTAAAGATGCTTACCCAAGAACAAGGTTGACATTGAAAGCAGGTGGTTCTGGTGCATATGTACCAAATGAAATCGTTTATCAATCAGCCGATACAACATATGCCAACTCTAGTGCAGAGGCTACAGTACATGATTATGTTGTTGGTTCATCTTTGGATGTTTATAGGTTAAGTGGAGATTTTACTGCCAACTCATTTGTATATGGTGTAACCTCTGGTGCAGCTTGGAGAATTAATACCGAGTCTGACACAGCAACAATGGATAATGCATTTGAAGATGTTATTGATAATAACCGTATTGAAGGTGAATCTGATGGTGTTATTGACTTTACTGAACACAACCCTTTTGGTGAACCATAGTGTTAAATAACCCACACTTCTATAATCGCACGATTCGTAAAATTGTGGTGGCATTTGGCACCATGTTTAATGACCTTCAATTGGTTCGTTATTCCAAAGATGGGTTAACTGCACATGAAATTACAAAAGTGCCATTAAATTATGGTGCCAAAGAAAAATACCTTGTTGCAATCAATACAGATCCAACTTTAACCAAATCAATTGCTACAACTGTACCAAGAATGAGTTTTGATTTGACTGGTATGGAATACGATTCTAGTAGAAAGCAACAAAGCACATTACAAAACTTTGCGTTTGGCTCATCAAAAATGAAAACGCAATATGTACCTGTGCCTTACAATTTTGATTTTAGTTTATCCATCTATGTAAGAAACACCGAAGATGGTACACAAATTCTAGAACAAATATTACCTTTCTTCACACCAGATTTTACAGTCACAGTTGATTTCATTAAAGAAATGGAACAAGTGTATGATATGCCTATCATGTTGAATTCAGTAACATCTGAAGTTGATTATGAAGGTGATATGATGAGTACAAGGTTGATTATTTGGAACTTAGATTTTACAGCAAAGGCTTATATTTGGCCACCAGTTGTTTATCCTACATCGAATAAAGGATTAATTCTACAAGCAAACACCAACCTATATACCGATTCCACTAATTTGAATGCACAAAAAGTTTTTGTTGATTATGCAAATGGTAAATCTGGTTACTTTACAACTGGTGAAGATATTGGAGTTATCAATAAAGACACAACAGGTAAAGTTGTATACTTCAGTAACACATCAGCAGGACAATTAGTTGTTACCGATTTATCTCAAAGACTTGAAGTTGGTGATAAACTTGTTGGGTTATATTCTAACTCACGATATACAATTAAAACTGTAGATAATTCGCCAACAAAAGCCGTTGCAATTGTTATTACACCAAAACCAGCTGGTGCCAATGTTGACACAGCATATGGTTTTGAAGAAATATTTACTGAATGGCCTGATACATTATGAGCAAAATAAACGATAGTCTATCTGAGATTTTTGATATTGGACCTTTGGAAGAACCAACATACTTACCTGCAACAAAGGTAGAAACTCCTGTTGCCGTATCTGGTGATGACATTGATGTGGATTCTTCATTAGCCAGAAACAACATCAAAAATCTTATAGTTAAAGGTACAGATTCAATTGATGACCTATTGAGGGTTGCAAAAGAATCAGAACATCCAAGAGCCTATGAAGTTGCAGCTAACTTTATTAAAACCTTGGCTGATTTAAACAAAGACCTTTTAGAGATTCAAAAGAGAAAACAAGAGTTGAGTCCACAAAACAACCAAGGCAATTCGCCTATCAATGTTAAGAATGCTGTGTTTGTTGGTTCAACCGCAGAATTATTAAAACAAATAAGAGAGAACAGGTAATCATGGAACAATTAATCCAACAACTTAAAGTTATTTTAGGTACAAATTTTGCTTTGTATTTGAAAGCACACAACTTTCATTGGAACATTGAAGGACCAAATTTTAATGACTATCATGCATTCTTAGCAGCTTTGTATACCGCAGTTTGGGGTAATACAGACCTGATTGCTGAAAAGATTCGTATGCTTGGTTCATATGCTCCTGGTTCAATGGAAAGATTTCTTGAGTTGTCTGATATCGAAGAAGCTACTACCGTTCCAGATGCTATGACTATGTTGCGTACATTGAGTTCAGATAACGACAGATTCATTTTTCATGTAAGAGCTGGAATTGCTGCAGCTGACCAAGCAAATGAACCTGCCATTTCTAACTTCTTACAAGAAATACTGGACCAACATCAAAAACACGCATGGATGTTGAAGAGCTTAACTAAGTAAACAATGTTAAATAATAATGGTTATAACGGCAACTCATCATTAAAAAGAATAGGAATTGATTTTTCTTATTCTGAAGAACAAGTTTTAGAGTTAGCTAAGTGTGCAGATGACCCAATATATTTTATTGACAACTACTGTTATATTGTAACGCTAGACCACGGTATTCAACCGTTTAAACTTTATGATTGTCAAAAAAGAAAGATTAAATTAATCCATGACAATCGTAAAGTTATACTCATGGAAGGCAGACAACAAGGTAAAACTTCATCGGCTGCAGCCTATATTCTTTGGTATACATTGTTTCAAGACAGTAAGACCGTTGCTATTCTTGCAAATAAAGCAACAACGGCTCGTGAAGTCATGGCTAGATATCAATTGATGTTTGAACATTTGCCACCATGGATGCAACAGGGTATTAAAACATGGAACAAAGGTGACGTTGAATTAGAAAATGGTTCAATCGTGTTTACTGCGGCAACAACAGCTGCCGGTATTCGTGGTAAGTCAGTTAACTTATTGTATATTGACGAAGCCGCAATCATTCCAAATACTGTAGCTGATGCATTCTTTACTGCGGTATATCCAGTTATCTCTGCCGGTCAAACAACAAAGATTCTTATTACCTCGACACCATTGGGTTATAATCATTTCTGGAAATTCTGGAATGATGCCGTTAATAAGAACAATGACTTTATACCAATGTTCATTCCATATTCGGAGATTCCAGGCAGAACTGAAGCATGGGCACTTGAACAGAAGAGACAACTAGGTGACCTGAAGTACAATCAGGAAGTACTCTGTAAGTTCTTAGGATCGTCCCTGACGTTGATTAACTCAGATACTATTGAGTATATGTCAACCTGTCCTACGGTATACTCCAAAGATGGTTTAGATTTGTATGAGTACCCTGTCAAAGCACAACTTGATGAAGATACCGAAGAACTAATAGGTAAGCCACATTCATATGTTATTGTTGCCGATACGGCCAAAGGCGTTGGTGGTGACTATTCCGCCTTCGTGATTATTGACATTACCTCAGTACCATATAAATTAGTAGGTAAGTTTAGAGATAACAAGATAGCACCTATGCTATATCCTAGTGTCATATATAAAGTGGCAAGAGATTTTAACATGGCATATGTGTTGATTGAGGTTAACTCAAGTGAGCAGGTGGCTCATATCATGCACAATGAGTTGGAATATGAGAACCTTATTTTCGTAAATAGAGATACCAAAACCGGACAGGCAGTTACAGGTGGTTTTGGTGGTGGTAAAACTCAACTTGGTGTGAATACTGACAAGAGAGTTAAACGTATTGGATGTTTTACATTCAAATCATTAGTAGAAGAAAAGAAGCTATTAATAACAGATGCAGATACCATATCAGAAATCTCAACTTTCATTCAGGTAAAAGACAGTTATGCCGCAGATGATGGTTACCATGACGATTTGGTGATGCCATTAGTATTGTTTAGTTGGTTAACGACTAACCCATACTTCAAAGAATTAAATGATGTTAATATTCGTGAAGCAATGTATCAAGCCAGAATTAAACAAATTGAAGAAGATGTTGTTCCTTTTGGATTTGTATTCAATGGGACAGAAGAAGAATACGCTGTGGAAGATGGAGATATGTGGAAACAAGAAGTACCATCAGGATATCTAACTTCAAATTTGTAAAAAACTAAATACAACATAAAGAATAATTGTCCCGTAAACTAAGGAGTAAAAAATGGCCTTTCAGCTATCACCTGGATTAAATATATCAGAAATCGACCTGACAACTATAGTCCCTTCGATTGCCACTTCGACTGGTGGTGTTGCTGGAAATTTCAATTGGGGTCCAATTGGTGAAGTCACTACCATTACTGATGAAGTTCGTCTTGCAAGTAGTTTTGGTAAACCAGATAGTACAAATTATGAATATTGGTTCTCTGCTGCAAATTTTCTAGCATATGCAAATAATTTAAAAGTCGTTCGTGCTGCAAATACTTCATCAACATTAAATGCTACTGCAAACGGCAGTGGTGTATTAATTAAAAATGAAAGTGACTACGCCGCAACCCGTGAAACCGCAACAAACACAGCATACGGCCCATTTGGTGCTCGTTATGCCGGTGCATATGGTAACTCATTAAGAATTTCTATTTGCCCAAGCACACAAGCTTTCTCATCAAACTTAACAGTTACAGACTCACTAAGAGCTAATGCTGTTACATCCGGTGATACAGTAATCAATGTTAACGGTACTGCTAATGCAGCTGCTAATGTTTATCCTGGAGATTCGGTTTCTGTTGATGGTGGTACAACATACATTCGTGTGGCTTCTGTTAACGCAACTGCAATCGTTGTTGCTACAGCATTAGGTACTGTTGCTGCTAACACACCAGTTCTTCGTAAATGGCAATATGCCGACCAGTTTGGCGTAGCACCAGGAACTTCAGATTTTGCTAATGACAATAATGGTGTTGCTGACGAAATGCACGTTATTGTTGTTGATGAAGATGCTAAATTTTCTGGAGTTGCAAATACAGTTCTTGAAAAATATGCATTCGTTTCAAAGGCTTCAGATGCTTTGACAAATGAAGGTGCATCAAATTATTACAAAACAGTTATCAACAATAAATCGAAATATGTTTGGTGGTTAACTCACCAACCAGGCGGTACAAATTGGGGTAACACATCTGTTTCAACAACATTTACGAACATCAATACACCTTTCTCAGCCTCAATGAGTGCTGGTGCAGACGGTACAATTGGTAACACAGAAGTTACTTCTGCATACAACCAGTTTGCTGGTGAAGATGCTGTTCAACTATCACTTTTAATTTCTGGTCCAGGTAATGCTACAATTGCAGCAAGCTTGATTTCATTAGTTGAAAGCCGTAAAGATTGCATGGTGTTCTTATCACCAACAAAAACTTCTGTTGTAAATAATGCCGGTGCTGAAGCAGCAAGCATTCTTTCTTTCCGTGCTGGTCTTGCAAGTTCGTCATATGCTGTTCTTGATTCTGGTTACAAATATCAATACGACAAGTACAACGATGTTTATCGTTGGGTACCGTTGAATGGTGATATTGCTGGCGTTTGCGCTAGAACAGACCAAGACCGTGATCCATGGTATTCTCCAGGTGGTTCAACTCGTGGTTCAATCAAGAATGTTATTAAACTTGCTTGGAATCCAACGAAAGCTGACCGTGATAACTTGTATGTTCAAGGTATTAATCCAGTTGTTACTTTCCAAGGTGAAGGTACAATTCTGTTTGGTGATAAAACAATGTTGAATCGTCCATCAGTATTTGACCGCATCAATGTTCGCCGTTTGTTTATTGTTCTAGAAACAACCATTGCTCGTGCTGCACGTTCGACAATGTTTGAATTTAATGACCAATTTACAAGAGCACAGTTTGTCAATTTAGTTGAACCATTCCTTCGTGATGTAAAAGGTCGCCGTGGTATTACTGATTTCCGTGTTGTATGTGATGCTACAAATAACACTCCAGATATTGTGGATAACAATCAGTTTGTTGGTGACTTGTATATTAAACCAGCTAGATCCATCAATTTCATCCAACTAAACTTCGTTGCTGTTAGAACAGGTGTAAGTTTTGAAGAAATCGTTGGGAAATTCTAATAAATAAAGGAATAGGAGAAAACAAATGGCATTTAATATAAATCAATTCCGCTCACAAATGACGGGTGATGGCGCCCGTCCAAATCTATTTGAGGTTAGTTTAACTTTCCCTGAATTTGCGGGCGTTGGTGCATCAACACCATTCACGTTTATGTGTAAGCAAGCATCTATTCCTGCCTCTTCAATTGGTTCAGTCGAGGTTCAATACTTCGGCCGTACCTTGAAGTTTGCTGGTAATAGACCTTCTTTTGCTGACCTAAGTGTTACAATTATTAACGATGAAGATTTTGTTATTCGTACAGCATTTCAAAAATGGTTAAATGGTATTAATAGCCATGCAGCCAACTTGCAATCAGCACCTGCTGCTTTAGGTCTAGGTTACAAAAGAGATGCAAGAGTAACACAGTTTGCTAAAAATGGTAAAGCTTTAAAGAGTTACAATTTCATTGGTGTGTTCCCAACAGAACTAGGCGATATCGCTTTAGATTGGGGTTCAAATGATGCCATTGAAGAGTATACTGTAAATCTTTCTTACCAATGGTGGGAAGCTGACGATGGTAGTACAGATAGAACTGCTATTACTGATACTGGTGGTTAAATAATAGGGGCTTCGGCCTCTATTGTTTTCAAATATAGGATGAAATACTGATGGCGGTAAAACTCTTTGGCTTTACGCTCGGGAAAAAGGACATTGTTCAGGTCGAGAAACCTGAACAAGCTTCCTTTGCGCTCCCTACAGAGGCAAACGATGATGGTGCAGTCACTATCACGCAGAATGCCCATTACGGAACATATGTAGATTTAGAAGGTTCGGTTCGTAATGAA